CTTCGCATTTGCAGCGCCACCGATGATCGTGGCGAGAGTATCTCCAGAGCTGGAAACAACGAACTTGGATGTGGCTGTAGTGGTTCCGACGAGCAGATTCCCCGAGGCGTCGAGGGTCATCTTCGGTGTCGCGAATGCCGTAATCTGACCCGTCGATGCTGCTGCCGTGAACCATTTATGTTCACCCAGCTCGATCTGATAGAGACCGGCGGTTAAGTTTGTCTTGTACGTCCACTGGTTCAACGAATTGTAGAAGGCGTTGAAACTGATGTAGGCACCACCAGATGTTCCAGTGTAAGACGCCCCAGATACGTCAATCGCCTTGAATGCTGAGGTGCTCCACGCACTAGGCGTCACGCCCAACCCAAGGTTGCCGGAGGCGTTTAGCGTGGCGTGGAGTTGATTTGCACCAGTGTAAAACTTTAGACCGAACGAATCATCGTAAGTGCTCTCTGTAGCTCCTACGATTGCTCCATATCCTGTGTAGGATCCTGTTGAATATGCGATTGAGAACATGGTTCTCGCACCGCTATTCGATCCTGTGTTTGAAAACAAAAGAGTTCTACCACTAGCAGCTCCTGTTAGAGCGGCATTACCGCTGACTTCCAATGAAAATCCCGGCGTCGCCGTCCCGATGCCAAGGCGGTTGTTCGAGTTGTCCCAGAACAGGTTCGAGGAGAACCCGATCGTGGTGTTGCCGGAAGCAAACGGGATGCGGCCAGCCGTGTAGTTCGTGTCCTGTGCGAAGTGGAACTTGCCACTGCTGAGGACCATGCCGTTGCCAGCATCGTACGCGCCGGCTTGGGAGAACTTAGTCCAAGTGACCGCAGTCGTCCCAAGAGTCCCACCAGCGTTGACGTTACAGACCCAGCCAGAGTCTGCATTGTCAGTGCCTCGCTCAACGAAGGTGAATGCACCGACCAGCTCGTCCCAAGTGTTTGCATCCACCGACCGAGTCATGGCGGACGATGGCCCCTGCCAGATGTAGATACCGTTCTCCTGCGAGAGACTCTGGCTCTTTACCAAGATGCGCGTTGTGCCAGCCGTGAAGTCGGTCGCAGAGTAGACACCGTCGATGGTTACTGCGCCGGGAGCACTGAGCGTGATGTCCGCAGTCGTAGCAACCAAGCAACTCGCCTTGACGTCCAGCCCCTGAGCCACCGAGTCAACGTAGCCTTTGCTGGCTGCATCCGCGTCATTGGCAGGAGTAGAAGATAGACCAGTGACATTGGTCGCCGTGATGACTCCAGCAGAGAAGTTTCCACTCGCATCGCGAGCAACCACCTTGGAAGCGGTGTTGGCTGAAGTTGCATCCACCGCGAAGGTGCGGGCCGTGGAACCGTCAAACGTGCCGCCAGCGGTGAGGTAGGTGCCAGCGGTGAGTGCGTTGGCCACCTTGTCGGCAGTCGTCGCCGTCGTGGCAGTCGTAGCAGATCCAACGCTCAGAGACGATTGATTGACCCAAGCAGGAACACCAGAAGAAACAGACAGCACTTGACCAGCAGTTCCGATACCGAGGAAGTCTGTGTCACCAGCCCCAACCTGATACGGCAGACTGCCAGCAGCGCCACCGGAAAGATCCGCAGCGACGATGGTGGTCGAGGCACTGTCGAGGATCGTGCGGACAGCAGAGCCATCCCACCAACGCAGCGTCTTTCCTCCGGTAGTGTTGGTCCAGAAATAGCCGATGTCGGTCCCAGTCAACGGCGTGACGTCGCCTGCATAGTTGAAGACCTTGAAGTCCTGAACCTCGTTTTTGTTCAGGGTGATCGAGCTAAGGAATGGGACTGGCATGTTTGGATCTCGTTAGAAGTTCAGATAAGCGGTTCCGGTCTGGGCTCCCGGGAAGTGTACTCGGACAGTATTGGCATCTACATACTCAACCTCGGTCCATCCGGCACGACCCAGAGGATCGATCACCCAGACGGTCGGAAACGCATTGAGGTTGTGATTGATCACCCAGGGATTTGCAGACACCGATTGAATGTGAGTGTAGGTGGTGGTCTGTAAGGCAGTCCTGGCATCTACAGGCGTCTTTGTCTGTAGGTACTTACTGCCGTCGGCGAAGACCACCTGATTGGCTGTCAGGTCGCCGACCTGAATGCTGCTGCCAATCAACACATCGTTACCAACAGTGATCGTGTTGGTGACTGTCAGGTTGGTGAACTCGGCGTTTGGATTTGCCGAGAACAACTGAGCGACCGTTACCTTCTTGGTCGTCCCAGTGGGGGACATCGATGTATCACTGACATCGACGATTGGCAGAGGATCAACTGCCGGATCCAGTACTGTGATCGGCGCAAGACCTGTGATCTTTACGTCAGCCACGAATCAGATCCTTACGAGTTGATGATGCCGTTGTAGGCAATCACCGCACCAGACGCGAGCTGGAAGCTGGTGATGGGTCCGACGATCTCAGTACCAAACGGAATCGTCGTCTCTGACCAGGTTCCACCAATCCCGTTTCCGGAGATGGAAGTGAAGACAGCGTTGGTGACGACCTGCAATTTGCAGAACGGACCAGTCTGAAGCGTGGTTGCCGTGACAAGCGAGAAGCCTGCGCTTCCCATGCTCAACTCGACGGCCAGATCGGCATTGATTGAACTCATATTTCCCAGATCTTTCTTATTTGGTTCTTCGTGAAGGTGCTCTCGAAACGACTGCCTTGGCGCTGCTCCATGTTGTAGAAGCCGCGTTTGACTTCGTCCTTAAGCTCCGACTGCTTTGCGAATCCGACTGGGGAGATCCTGTTGATACAGGACCTCCGCCAAGTCTTGCCTTCCAAAGTGATGGAATCGGTTCCCATCGGAACGATCTGTTCGACGGTCCTTCCATTGTTCTCGAAGGAGTAGATGGGCATTACTCGTTCTCCGAATCGTAGTCCTCGACCATCTTTCGCATGCTCTTCTCGTCCATGGACTGGCCTTCCTCCATGTCGTACTTCTCGCCTTTCTCCTCATACTCGGCGGGCATGCCATTGACGCTCTTGATCTCGACGTAGGCTTCGCCGTTATCGAGTTTCTTGAGGACGCCTTTGACCTCGTTCAGGGTGACTTCATCACCGACTTCAGGGGTCACATTTTCGCCATTCTCGGAATCAGTGGCGAGCGCCTCAACAGGAATAGAAATCATGGGCGGATTCTCATCGGCCATATCATGTCCGCAAGCGGAATGAGAAAGGGGGGCACCACCTTGTCGGCGATGCCCCCCAGGGCCGACAGCGATCACCATGATGGTGGCTGTCTTCTTCATGTGATTACAGGGTGGTCGAGGTCTTCGTGCGGTGAACGAGGTACCAGACGGGGTTACCGGTCGAACCAGTGTTACCGGCGGCCAGACGCAGCGTGGCGAAGTAGATCTTCACGCCGACGGTGACGAGCTGGTTCAACGGGTCGGACTTGTCCGGGGTGTCGGTGATCACGATCTTCGGGGAGAGCGGATCATCACCGGTGAGGTGAGGAATACCGAACGCCTCGTTGCCGAAGAAGAACGACGCGATGATGTCCTTGCTGACGGCAAGACCACCACCAGCGGCGCTAGCCTGGTAGACAAACTCATCGGCGGCGGTGGCAGAGCCGGTGCTGACGAACGAGTTGGTCTGGGTGACGACGCGGCAGCCGTAGATGGAACCAACCTCGCCCTTGTAGAAGGGTTGACCCTTGTTGCCGTAGTTCGAGGCATTGAGCCAGTCGCTGTCGCGCATCAGGTCGCGGGCCACACGAGGATCGGTGGCGAGGACGTAGCCACCATTGATCAGCGGAGCGCGGTTGCGCTTCAGCCGGGTCATGGAGTCGAGGACAGCCGAAGCGGTCATCGTGGCGTCAGCAGCGGCCGTCGCGCTGTTCAACGCAGAGAAGGTCTGCGTGGTGAGCGTGGCAGGGTTGCCGTACACCTTGATACCACCGGAACCAGCGGCCGTGTTACAGGCGTCGCTGTTGTCGAAGGTGCCAGCACCCTCGGCAGCGGAACCGATGGAGGAGCCGCTGGCGGTGAGGTTGGAGCCGATCAGGGTGTTACGGATGACCGAGTCAACCCACAGAGCCATGTCCAGACCGGAGGTCTTGGTGGCCTGCTGGAGGGAGTTGAACAGGTCCGTAGCACGGAGGATGTCGGTGAGCCCGATGACCTGGCCGTACTGGGCGAGGGACTTGTCGAGCTTGTTGAGCGCCAGCGCGCGGTAGTTCGCAGAGCTGATCGCGGTACCCTCAGACGAGATCGTCTGGACGCCCGAGATGCTAGGCGACCCGAAACGGAACATGGAGATGGCCTTGTTGCCGTTGTTCTTGGGGATCGGCGCCTTCATCGCGAACTGATCGAGGATCGTCTCCTGCTGGACGATCGAGAGCAGCTCTTTGCTGAAGTAGTTCTGGAACTGGTTGGTGAGCGTGGTTGAAGTAGTTACTGGCATAACAAGTTACGGTATGGTGCCTCAGTCTAGTGAGCGGTCGAATTCCCGCGACGCCTTCATCAGACGTTCCCGCTGCTCCTTGAGCGAGAGTTTGGCAAAGTCACTTTCCTCTGCCTTGAGCGGTCCGGCCGGCACACTCTTACCTATGGCTGTTTTCTTCTGGAGCTTGTCTAGCTGCTCCTTGAGAGACTTGTTCTCCGATTCAATGGCCTGAGCCCGAGTCGCAGTGTCATGCAGCTTCACAAGCTCCACGGCGTGAGTCAGCCCGTCAGGGATGGTGGTCAGCACCTTGTAGTTGTTCAGAAGGCCAACGACCTTCTTGTACTGCTCGGAGTTCTGATCCTTCAGCCACGGCTCCTTCTCGCTCAGGCGGGCATATGAATCCTCCCAAGACTTTTGGAACTGTTGCTGCTGGAGTTTGACTTGGTGTTCACCGGCTGCCTTGCGAGCAGCGTCTGCCTTGGCTCTGGCGGCCTGGGCGAGTTCGCGATCCCCATCTGCATCGAACTCCTTTGCGGCCTGCTCATAGTCCTCGGCTGTGAACCCCTTATCGTCCCGGAACTGGTTGGTCTGGCTGGTCTCGGCGGTCTGCCGGGACTTCTGCCATTCCTCACGTTCGCGGGCCAACGCCTCCTTCTGGGCCTTGATAGCCTCCTTCTCGGCGTTGATTTCCGACCAGGTCTTGGCCTTGCGAGCCTCCTCCTTGGCGAACTTGGACTCCTTCTTCTGCGGTTCGGACTTGGGCTCCTGTTTCGGAGCTTCGGTCTCTTTCAAGGAACTTGCCTCTGGGGTTTCCTCGGTATTGCTGGACTCGGTGCTGGCGGAATCCTCCACAGGAGAACTCGCATCGGGGCTCTGCGCCTCGGGTTGAGGCTCAGGGGTTTCCCGATTGTCAATATCGACACCGGCATCGAAGTCCCTCGCCATCGAGAGCACTCCATCAGCGGTTAATGCTTCACTCATGTGCTATGTAACTCGTTAGCCAGACTGCACGCTCTGGCTACCGTATTTGTGATACCCTAAGTGATCGTATCCTGACCGGTATCATTGTCAGAATCCGAGATAGCTGATTCATCGGCCATCATCTCGATGACCTTGACCAAGCTGGCCTGACCCATGGCAAAGCCTGCTGAGTATTGCAAATGGTTTTTGTCGACCAGCGCCGACGCATTCTGCATGAGTACGGTATTGAGCAATGCGTCCCTGAACTTCTTGCCGGTCTCCGATTTGAAGAAGGCGGCCAGTGCGACGGCGTCTGTCTTTTCCCATGGAAGCGGATTCACCCAGCATTGATGCCGGCTGAATGTCCATGCTGCCTTGAGCTTTGAGATGAAACGGATCATGCAGACGTTATGATGTTCACGTCGTTTCCTGCCTTCTGATTCTTGGCGTCATGCCAGTCGTTAGCCACTGATGACGGCTGCACGTTGTTGAGCCATTTCTGGATGGACAAGAATGTGGCTCCGAGTTTTCCGGTTTTACCACCATGCCAATAGTTTGTCCTTACCCGGATGGATTCACCGATCTTGGGTGAATCGAACACATATCCGTTGCAGGTGAATACGATGTCCCCGCTTAGGTATACCTCAAAGCTGTCCACGTTGGGATGGATATGCTCGTCGATGACTGTGTTTGGAGGGGTTATGAACAACTGCACCTGGTATGGGTACTGCCGATACAGGACTGTTCCAGCTATGCTGGCGTGATAGCATGGCTTTGCGCCGTCAAACGTGTTGATCGGCCTGTTGTCCAACCACCAGTTCTTGAATGATTCCAGATCGTCGAAGTGCATAGGGTTCAGTCTTTCAATTGGCTTTCCTGCGTCCAGCGGCTGCACGGCGCATGAATTCAGCGGCACCGAGCTTCTTGCGTCCGATCCATGCGGCCAATGCCTTCGGATCGTCGGCACCCTCTTTCTTGAGGGTTTTGGCGAGTTTACTCAACTTGCTTTGCTTCTTTTTCATGTGGTTTACCAGGCTTTGCAACTCCAGTGCCTAGGCGTTGTCTTGTCTGTTGCGTTATCGCAATTGTGCCTGGCTCTGAAGTTCTTACGACGTTCCGGATTGTCGCGCTTGATCTCCATGTTTGGATCACCAAACCGCACCTTGATCACGGTGCCTTTGGGGCTGCGGACATAGACAGCACTCTTCTTCTTCTCGCCGGGCGTGTAGAACGGCTTGTTGAGAGTGACCTTCTTTCCTTGGTATTCGGCCATATTAAAGAATGGATGCCTTTTCTTTCCTAAGCCTATTGAGCTTCTCCTGCACACTCTTGGCAGTATCTGAAGCCGGCTCGATCGAAACGGAGACTGGAGATTTCGTATTCGTCTCCGCAGTACTCGCATTCACCGAGAGTATCGCGGTGTACTCGCCGCACCAATCTTCCGGAAGGACGGTAGGCCATGCGCTCGGCCTCCCGCTCGGAGGATACCTTCTGCATGTGTTTTGGACGAAATACCGGCATTTTGAGCACATCATACGGGTAAAGCAGGCTGCTCAACGACGGGTTGGGCCGTAGGCGGTGCGGGCTGAGGCGCCTGAATCTGCTG